CGGCTGGGATAACGTGCCAGCCCCATGATGCATAAGTAAGAGCGGCCTCAGCTTTGGTCGTCATTAGTGTCTACCTTTAAAGCGCCTTCTGTTCTGACTTCAAGCTCATATTGGCGAGCCAGCGGGGGGTATTCGCCCCATTGGTAGATGACCTGCGGCCAAACGCCAAGAGCATCGGCAAGCTGTTTTTTGCCTCCGTAAAATTTAACTGCGTCTTCGGTCTTCATCTTTTTTCACCTTTTTTAAAGTTACGTTGTCATTGTAGCTTGAAAAGATGATAAGATAAAGCCATGCACCGAACTGATGTTCAGACGGGTGTTAAAAAAGGAGAGCCAAATGGCTATTAATTTGAAGACGACGGGCAGCCTGTCTGCCAATGGGGTGAAGTTGCTGGTGTACGGTCAAGCGGGTGCGGGTAAGACCGCGCTGGTCAAGACCTTACCCAATGTGATCGTATTGTCTGCCGAGGGTGGTCTGCTGTCTATTCAAGACGCCGATCTGCCCTACATCGAGATCACCAGCATGGACGACTTGCGGGAAGCGTTCACTTGGTGCAAGGAGAGCAAGGAGGCCGCAGGTTTTGAGTCGGTGGCGCTGGACTCAATCAGTGAGGTGGCCGAGGTGGTGCTTCACCATGAGATGAAGAAGTCCAAAGATGGCCGGGCAGCGTATGGCGAGATGAACACCACCATGCAGGAGTTGATCCGGGCCTTTCGTGACTTACCGGGCAAGCATGTTTACATGAGCGCCAAGTTGGAGAAGTCCACCGATGAGATGGGAAAGATGCTTTACAACCCGGGAATGCCGGGCAAGAGCCTGACTCAGGGTTTGCCTTACTTCTTTGATGAAGTGCTGGCCATGCGTGTTGAACGCGATGCTGAGGGCGTGACCCAACGTGCGCTGATGTGTGACTCTGACGGCCTCTGGCTTGCCAAGGATCGCTCGGGCAAGCTGTCAAGCTGGGAGGCTCCTGACCTTGGCGCCATCATTGCGAAGATTGGAGGCCGGGCATGAGTCAAACCCTAGAGCAACTAAGCGCCGACTGGATGCGCCACAAGTCTTCCGAGGAGCTGGCCACGGTTGAACGCCGTAAAATTGAAGACCAGATCGTCAAGATGCTGGCCATCCCTGAGAACTTTGAGAGCACCAAGACGACTGAGCCTGCGGGCTTTATGGTCAAGATTAGCGGCCGGATTGATCGCAAAATTGATTCTGAAAAGCTGCAAATGCTGGCCTCTGAAAATGGCCTTTCGGTACATCTCGCTACTTTGTTTCGTTGGAAGCCGGAGTTGAACATGGCGCTTTGGCAGGCATCCAGCGAAGCAATTACCAAGCCCCTTGCGGGTGCTATTACGGCCAAGCCTGGCCGCCCATCTTTCAAAATCATTATCAAGGACTGAACATCATGGCATTTTTAAACGAGACATTTGACGTCAACGAACTCCCACAAGGCAATGGCGGTAACTTTGAGCCACTGCCGGCCGGCTGGTACACCGTAACCATCTCGCAAGCCGAGTTGAAAGCAACGAAGGCCGGTAATGGACAGTACATCAAGTTGCGCTACGACGTGACCGGGCCAACGCACCAAGGCCGGGTTGTGTTTGGCAATCTGAACATCAAGAACGCCAATCCAAAAGCCGAGGAAATTGGCCGCCAGCAACTTGGCGAGATCATGCGAGCCATTGGCTTGGGCAAGGTCACAGACACTGACCAGTTGATCGGTGGCCAGATTGGTATCAAGCTGGAGGTCAAGCAAGATGAGCAGTATGGCGCTAGTAACGAAGTTAAGGGTTTTAAGTCGCTGTCTGGCAGTGCAGCACCGATGGCTTCGTCGACCGTGCCGTTTGGCAACAGTGCCAAGCCAGCGCCAGCAACTGATGCGCCTACCAAGGCCGCGCCTCCTTGGGCTAAGAAGTAAGCAAAAAAAGACCCCGGCTTTTGATGGCCGGGGCTAAGACTTTCACACACACGGAGACAGTGCGATTATGAACTACGAATTATTTGTAAATAATAAACGTCGGGCAGAGCTGGCAACAGGCCATAAGCCCGGCGATCTTAACGAGCATCTTTTTGACTTTCAGCACGCCATTGTTTCATGGGCTGTACGTCGTGGTCGTGCTGCAATTTTTGCAGATACTGGCCTTGGCAAGACTTTAATGCAGCTTGCATGGGCTGATGAAGTCGCTACGCATACCGACGGCATGGTGCTTATCCTTGCGCCTTTGGCAGTGTCTGAGCAGACTATTGAGCAGGGCCAGACGTTTGGCATTGAAGTCAAGCGCGTAGAGCATGGGGGTACGCCTGACAGTCCTGGCGTTTGGATTACAAACTATGAGCGCATAGAGCCGATTCAATTTGATGAGCTGCATGGATTGGTGCTTGATGAGTCGAGCATTTTAAAAGCCCACGACGGAAAAACACGCGCCAAGATTATTACATCTGCCCAAGGCGTGCCATACCGGTTGAGCTGCACGGCAACGCCAAGCCCGAACGATTTTGATGAGCTTGGCAACCAATGCGAGTTTTTAGGCGTGATGACCCGTACTGAAATGCTGGCCACTTACTTTAAGAACGACAGCGGCGATACGGGAACTTGGATTCTAAAAGGTTGGGGACAATCGCGCTTTTGGGAATGGATGGGGTCTTGGGCTGTGGTGCTTCGCAATCCGTCCGACCTTGGATTTGATGGCTCAAAGTACATTTTGCCGGAGCCTGAATACATCGAGCACGTTGTCGAATCCGATCAAGGTGGCGATCTGTTTGCAAAGCCAGCACAGACGATGCTAGAGCGCCGCCAAGCGCAGCGCGGGAGCATTGAACAGCGATGCCGCGCATTGGCCGATGTGGTCAACGCTGACCCGTCAGAGCCTTGGCTTATCTGGTGTCATTTAAATGACGAAGCCGAGTTGCTTGCATCGTTGATTGATGGCGCCGTCAATGTGCAAGGCAGTGACAAGCCAGAAACAAAAGCCGCTCGGATGCTGGACTTTACGCACGGCAAGTTGCGGGTTCTTATTTCCAAGCCAAAGATATGCGGCTTTGGCATGAACTGGCAACACTGCGCTCGCATGGCGTTTGTTGGCTTGGATGACTCATTTGAGAAGTTTTATCAAGCAGTACGCCGGTGCTATCGCTTTGGGCAAAAGCGGCAAGTCGTCGTGCATATGTTTACCGCTGAGAACGAAGGCCAAATTCTGGCCAACTTGAAACGAAAAGAAGTTCAACACCACGAAATGAGCGCAAACATGATTGACCACATGAAAGACATTATGAATCAAGAGCTGGCCGGAACTGGCAACATCGTTGAGGAATACCAAGAGGCAACGCATGAAGGCGAAGGCTATACCGTTCACCTTGGCGACTGCGTGAAATGGACGCGCCGCATGGAAGACAACAGCATCGACTACTCTGTGTTTAGCCCGCCGTTTGCCGATCTGTTTGTTTACTCCAACAGCGATTACGACATGGGCAACTGCAAGAATGATGCTGAGTTTGTTGCACAACTTCGCTATCTGATTTCTGAGTTGTTTCGGGTCATCAAGCCGGGCCGCAATGTTTCGTTTCACTGCATGAATTTGCCAACAACAAAGATGCGCCAAGGTTTCATTGGCTTGCGTGACTTTCGGGGTGACTTGATTCGAGAGTTTCAGGACGTGGGCTTTATCTATCATTCCGAAGTGTGCATTTGGAAAGACCCAGTCGTCGCCATGCAACGGACAAAGGCACTTGGCCTACTGCACAAGACTATTCGGGAAAACAGCACCATGAGCCGCATGGGACTGCCTGACTACGTTGTAACGATGAGAAAGCCTGGCGACTGCGAAGAGCGCGTAAAGCACGACGGGAAAGATGATCTGCCAGTGGATATGTGGCAAAAGTACGCAAGCCCCATCTGGGATGACATCAACCAAAGCAGGACGCTTAACAAGCTGCCAGCACGTGATGAAAACGACACAAAGCATATGTGCCCGTTACAGCTTGACGTGATCGAGCGGTGCATTCATCTTTGGACAAACAAAGGCGACTTGATTTTTAGCCCATTTACCGGCATTGGCTCTGAGGGTTACTCGGCCATCAAGATGGGCCGCCGCTTTGTTGGCACTGAGTTGAAGCCTCAATACTTTGAGCTTGCCTGTCAAAATATTGACGATGCAAAGCAAGACCAGAAAGGATTGTTTTGATGCAAACCCGTTATCAATCCATGATTGAGACGGCAACTAGCGTAGCTATCGGCTACTTAGTAGCCTTGGCCTCACAGCTTGCCATTTTTCCATTGTTTGGCATTTATGTCACGCTGTCAGACAACATGCTTATTGGCGCATGGTTTACCGTCATCAGCATTATTCGCGGCTATTTTGTGAGGCGGTTTTTTAACTGGTTGTTTTGATGCAAGCGCATAAGCAAGTTTTATCAAAAAGAGTTTTTAGAACTGACGCCGTAATGGATCGGCGTGAGTACTTGACACGCGCCAAAGAGTTCTCACCCCACGGCCAAGACTTGCCCCAATCAAAGCTGATGGAGTTGGATGTAGTCGCCATCCGAAGTGCTGCACGCCAGCGGGAGAGCTTGAGAAAGCACATCAAAGAAAACTTAAGCAATGACGCGCTTTCTAAGTCGTTCGGGGTTCACGTCAGAACGATTGAGAAAGTTTTACAGCACTACACATGGAGCCACGTCGCATGACCGCCATACCTGAGAAAACAAACGACATTCAAACCCTGATTGACCAGCACCACGAGCAAACTGCCGAAGTGCCACGGCCTCATCTTGGCGCCAGTACGCTTGGCCATGCCTGCGATCGCTGGCTGTGGCTATCGTTTCGCTGGGCTGTGCAGCCAAAGTTTCCGGGTCGCATCCTGCGCTTGTTCCGCCGGGGCCATGAGGAAGAATCAAACATCATCAGCGACCTGCGGGCTATCGGCATGGACGTGCGGAAAGTCTCAAGCCAGCATCGCGTGGACTTCGGTAGCCACGTTTCTGGAAGCCTGGACGCCATCATTGATTCTGGCGTGCCAGAAGCGCCGAAGACCAAGCACATTGCCGAGTTCAAGACCCATGCCAAGAAGTCCTTTGACTCGCTGGTCAAGGATGGCGTGGAGAAGTCCAAGCCTGAGCACTTTGTTCAGATGCAGGTCTACATGGCGGGCACTGGCATTGACCGGGCTTTGTACCTGGCTGTCTGCAAGGACGATGACCGCATCCACACCGAGCGCGTGAAGTTTGATAAGGATGTGGCAGGCAAGGCCATTGCTCGCGGCCAGCGCATTGCCCTGACCGACAGGATGCCGGAGCCGATCAGCGATGATCCGAGTTGGTA